GGATTAAGTTTCTCACTAACAATCTAACTAGAGAGGATTCAAATGAAACACAGTGATATGCTAGGCACACCACTTTCAGATGTTGTCATAATGCCCCCCCTTGACAATCACGTCAACTACATTTTGTGTTTAATCCTGCGGGGCTAACAAGGGGTCGTGGCCCACCCGCTTGCCGCAATAGTCACACATGAACATAGTAATCCCATTCTTGTCCATAGCCGTAGCCCACACTTCCTCGTCCACCGTCTGTTCACACCAGCGGCATACTTGTTTAACGCCAACGTGACGTTTAAAGATGGAGGTTGTATTCGGTAACAATTGCCAAGCTTTCTATTCCACCGCCAAGACTACAGCCCTTTCCGTCCTCTGGACCTGCGGCTATAAAAAACCATACGCCGGTATCTAGGTTATGAAACAACTGCACATGCTCGCCTTGTAAGGTGGTGCCAGCAAACAGCGGCACCGCTTGCTGCTCAACCATCACATCCATAATGTCAGGCAGCTTGCCACAGACGATCTGGCGGTGGGCCTTATCCCACTCGCCAATTTTCTCTCCGGTCTTGACTTGCGGTGTGGGCTCAATACGCAACCGTGCACCCTTTGGTTTCGGCAGATCCTTGAGCTGTTGCTCAAGATCTTTCTGCTTCATCATCAGTTGGCCAGGGAGCTTATCGTCACAGCCCACAGCTTCACCGCTAACACTGAGCAGCAATACTAAACAAAGTATATAACGCATTACCGTTTCTCCTCTATATCCGTTTGCAGTTCCTTGTGCGCCTTCTCTGCACGCTGTTCGCTTTCGGCTTCCTGTTGTTTCTTCAGCGTGTCCAGTTGCACACGGTTAAGTTTCCCCACTGGGTATTCTAGCAGAACAAACGAACGATAGCGTGGGCCTTCGGAAAATGTTTCGCTTTCCTTTACCGAGTATCCGCCGACGTTAACCTCGGCTATAAGATTTGTCGTCACCTGTTCCGACTCGGTCGTCGCTACGGTGGCTTCGCCCTGTCCCTGTTCAACGATAAACATCTTGGACTTGGAACTCATCAAGCCCCCCAGGCGATCTGCAAGCGTGCGCTTGGCATGGAGCACGCTCTTATCCACCGACAGCTGAAGACTGGGAGACACCCCTGTACCTGATGCATAGATCGCATTGTCCGATCTCGGCACTTCCAAGAACCAGCCGGGTGTTAGGTCGAGAGTAGCAACAACCATCTCGGCCTTCTTGGTTTCCTGTTTCTCAATCACGATAGCTCGCGCTTCGGGTGATCCAGGCTCAACGGTGGAGCAACCCACCAATACCCCGACCACGAAAGTGACGGCTAGATATATCCCTATCCCTGCTAAGACGTTCATTGGTTTCCTCCTTTAAACAAATCACATTGTGGAAGTGAGTACTGGGCAACCTGTTTCTTTTTCCTGCCCACGATTATTGTCTTGGTTGTTACCTCAATACCTGTTGCCCTGATGTCTGCAATACGGGCAGCAAGCCTGAAGCAGTTAAAGTTTTCCAACGCCTCCATGGCCGTTAGTGGTCTCCCACTGTTCAGCCAACCGAGTATCTCTTTTGTCTGACTCATCTGACTATCCTATATGGTTTGCGAATGTAGCGCCGATCCTGTTTTGGTATTTCGAGAACCCGTGCGTGGAAAGTTTCCAGCGGGTAGGTGTCGAGAAAACGGATCGGCCTTCTTGTTGCCAGCACATGAAGATACTCACTGGCGTCCCCCTCGACGTTGGGATGATCAACCCGAATGCTATACTTCCCCGAACTGGGGATGATAACTTCAGATGCTATTCGATGATCGGTATCGAAAGAATTAGGGAACACCTTCACCACCTGTTCATCTTTCCTGGCGTAGGGGTTCCAGTTAAAAATGTTAACGTACATAGTTTGTGTCGTCTTCACTTCCAGCTTCATCTTCTGGCCGTGTTCAAAAACCCTGCCGACCTTGACCGCCAGATCAAAGTCTGGGTCAGCCTTACCGTTACCGCCATTCACATAGGCCTGTAACAATGTGTAACAAACCTGATGCTCCACTGTTACAATCTTATCCTTGACGTCGGTGATCAGACCATCAAAGGCATTCCATGTGAACTGGGTGATGGGGCAGTCTTCCTCGGTACAAGTCATAAGGGTGTCGGAGGAGATGCGTTCACCGCCAACTTTACGCAGGGCGTCCAGCTTGGCTCGGCTCTCGGATCGGGCACACGCTTCTCCTTCCGAGATCTCACGGGTGATCGCATACTCCCCCTTCCCCTCCACCCACTGGGGATCACCCAGATCGGTGACAGACAGATCAAACAAAAACTTCAGTATCGATAAGGCAGCAGTGGCGTATTCCATTTAACGACGCCCCTGTTGTGGGCCACAGCGCTCACAATATTTCGGACTTCTAATAACGCCCCCGCATTTTTTACAGATCCATCTGTTGGTGTTGCCTATTTTTGGTGGCGGCAGAATATCAAACAACGGGTAGGTGCGGCGGGTTGGGGGTTTATTCTTCATCACTCTTCTCGTGCATCCCCTTGCCCAGCAGGGCATAACCGCAGATATCATCCCAGTGATCTTCGTGATACGAGCCCTGCATGATACGCGCCACCTTATGCAGAATGTTAATGACTGCAAATTCGTGTGGGGCAAAGGGCTTGGTCCAGTCTCTGTCGAACGTAAGCGCCGAGACTAAAGCAGCAGCCATTCCGAACGTCTCGTCGGGTGGGCCGTGGGTCTTCTCTCTTTCCTCTATTATATCTTCGGCACAGGGCACCTTCTTCTTTGGTAACGTCACCTGCGCGTAGCGCTGGCGTGCCTTCATAATTATCCCTGCTGCTTCTGGCCTACATAATGTAAATTCTGGGAGCTCTAGCATTTCCTCTATTTGTAGGGCTATTTCAATGGGCAACGTTTCTGGGACACCTCTTTGGCAGAATTGCTGCATATAGGCATTATTCTTACCAACAGCTGTAGATATCGTGCGTAGACTTATACGTTTATTTTTGGAAGCGGCTAAAACTATGTCTGCATACTTACCCATTACGCTATGTCCTCTGGCTCGTCATCGTGAGGTTTGTGAAACAAAGGAACGACATTGTCCTTAACCTCCGTCACCCCACCCTGGAGCCGAAGCTCCATTAGATACTCCTGAATAATCTCGTGCATCAGATTAAGCTCTTCGATAATCGCATGATGCTTAACAAGGAAGTGTTCGATGCTCGCCTTAAAACTTTCCATCTTAAAGACATGCTCATCGATATCGTCACTCATAACCGAGCCCTTAATAGTAACCGATACTGGGATGACCATGCAGATTCAGCCACGCTAGTAAGCCAACCTTGTTTATGGGAATATTGTATTCCACTATACCGAACACCTCCTGCATGCCCTCGGTTGTTTCAAACAGCACAACACCCTGTTCCATAATCTTAATGCTGCCAACAGCGGAGACCTTGCTGTGATACCGCTTTGCTTCACGCTTATTAGTGAACCACGAGTTCCAACTCTCACCCGTCTCCCCACACAAAACATTAACCTTGTAAAACCTCATCACTCCCCCCTCTTAAATTTTACGCCTTCGCTTAATGCACTTTGAAGACCCATTAATTCGCTTTTGGTGAGGCGCATTAAATTTGGCAACTTTTGATCTTTGTCCTTCGTTAGTTCGCAAACGAGTTTAAGGACATCGTCGGCCCAACAATCCTTTGGGCCAGAATAATGCCAACGCGATTTCAATGTGGCTACCATCACTATAGTCCTCTCCTTGTCTAATCCTGTTTCATTGCGGTGTAACATATACAGAGTATAACAAGCAATAGCTATTTATCAACGACCGTGCTATAGTTAAATCTCCCCCCACAATTTAGCAGGTGCCAATGAAGCTCGCCCTTCTGTTGCGCTACCGTCTCTGTAAACGTCTCGGACTGCTGTTCCGATCCCTGGATAAGTGGTTCTGGGATGCCCATGCCCAGGCCTATAGCAAATATATACGCAAGTATAAAAAACAGCCCCGGTAATCCGCGCCTTACAGAGGCGAATCACTAAGTAAAAACTTGGAGAAAATTATTATATTACTTAATAATAAGATTTCTTATATTCCTATACCTGAAACAGACCATAAAACCCCTACTTTGAAATAGAAGCGCAGAAACCCGGGGCGCACAGAGCCGTATTCCCCCCGGCAATAAACATAAGATTTTTTATATACCCCATACCTGCCCAGTCTTCCCCATGAACGCCCACAAAATAGGGGGTAGGGGTAGTTGGGGCCCATAGGATTGTTTGAGTGGAACAGCGTGGGGGGGGAGAGGCCC